TTCCATTTTTATATTTGATAATAAAATCAAAGATACTTGGAAAAAGAATTGCAAATTGTTTATCAAATTTTGATTTATTTCTACCAAAGAAAACTTTATAGGTTAACTTCTTTGCCTCATCTTTATTATTTAATCCTAGTTTATCAACAAAATATTGATAATAATTTCCATTTAGAACTAAGCTAGAAAAAACCTTAAATTCAGACTCATCAACCAATATATTTGAATCTTTGATTAACTTAAAAAGAAATAAAGGTTGACTATTTTGAATATCTAATTCTGTTGTTTCCTCACCATTAATAAGTAAGCAATTTTTCCTTATAAAGGATTTTAAAATCGTAAAATTTGTATGCATTCTACCATATGCATCAAAGTGATAAAAAATATGATTTTGATTTATTGACTCAATTGAATATTTATTTCTATTATAAACATCAGTATCTTCATTCTTCAATGAATTCAGATAAAATAGTGATCTGTCAATGTCAATATTAACAGAATATAAATCATCTATTAGCTTTGTCTTTACCGTTTTTTTAATACTATTATTTAACTCTATTTCAAATTTTAAATGTTTATTTTGATATTTTTTTAAAAGTATTTTATCTGTATTCTGATACCTCAATATTTTTTGCAAAAAAACTTGATCACTTAACGCATATATTTTAGAATTTCTACCCTTGAAATAATTCTTTTTTAGAATTAAAATATTTTGTTCCTTTAAGTAGTCTATATAATAGTTATACAACTGACCGTACTTAGATCTTAAAACTAAAGAAGATAGTATAAAAGTATTATCTCTTTTAAAATAATATTTTAAAAGAAGACCATGTACAATATCAATTATATAAGAAGTCTTTAAATTTTTACCTTTAAAGATAATTTTCTTAACTTTTGATAATTCTAAAAAAGATTCTGGAAGAAATTGTAAAATTTGATTCTTTTTTAAGAAGACATCTTTAGCATTTCTATAAGATTCTTTCTCTAAAATCATAAAGATTATATGAAAAAAATCTATTTAGATTATTTTTTTAATTTCTTTTTGTCTGAATTTGGCTGCTTCTCAAATGTGTCATATACATCTGGATAAACCTCGTTATTACCATCAACGGAATATGATATATCAAAAAAGTCTTGAAAGTTAAGTAATCCACCTCTTGTTAAATCAGTCTCTTTCATTTTATTTAAAGCAGTGTCTAGTACTATATTAATCTTATCAACATAAGAATTAAATAAAATAACAGTATTTTCGGTGAAAATACCAATTGGTTTTTTTCTTTTTTTATTAAACGATCCAAGTATTACTTTAAAACAATATTCCAATTTAGAAGATTGATTTAAAAGATCTTTTGTGGTCTTATTAATAATTAATTCTTTATAATTTTAAATTTATCTTTATTAAAAAATTCAGGAATTGTAAATTCAAAGTTTTCAATATCTTCTTTAACATTTGAAATATAAGTATTAAATAAAGAACTCATTAAAAATAAATACATTTCATCTCGATTATTACCTCTTATCTTAATATCTTCAAGATTAATTGTTTGACAAAAAGTCATAAAATTTAATAAAATTAAAGAATAAATTTCTGTAAAAGATGTATCATTCTCAGAGCTAATTCTCTGATATAATGGATTCAATATTTCAAATGAAACATTATTGTTCTTCGTTCTAATAATAATCTTTTGTAAATTCTTCTGGAACTCATCTTCCATTAAAAATGATCCTGTAACTTGTGGATTTAATAGCTTATAAAAAAAGAAAGAAAAAGTCTTCTCACCAAAAACATATTCTAAATCCTTATCAGACGTATATAAAAAATATTTAATAGCTTCTTTCATAGAATCTGAAAGACTTCCCTCAAAAATAATTGGAAGACAATCAGTATCAAATAATCTCGAATATTCAGATAATTCATCTATATCATATTCATATTTCCCATTTTTACATATTGACGTAAGAACAAGCCCATTCTTAGGAACTTTTGAATATTCAATATTAGCTGGTTGATTATCTGGAAAATATTCAAAGCAAAACCACCAATTTTTTGGCATTAATCCCCTAACTCTATTATCAAAGGTATTAAAATAATTAATAGCTGGGTTGTAATAATTCTGCATTGCTAAATCTACTAAATTAATAGATTCATTAGATATCGATTTTGGCTTTATCACAAATGAATTACCATTCCAATTAACCCAAATCTTTGACCCCTGTATATCTTCATAAACAACTATGTCATTATTAAAAATATCATTCAAAACATCTTCGTCTTGACCATTTAAGGTAACCATTTTGCTCATTTCAGTATTATAAATCATTTTTAATATTTTGTTTATCTAATTTAATTTCTATAAAACAATCATCAACTTGAACATCATCAAAATAACCCTTTAAATATTGAGAAAACTCAACAATCATTTCATCAAGATTAGATATTTTCTCATTAGTATCTTTAATAGTATCTTTAAATAAATAATAAAGATCTTCAAAATTTATTATACAAACATCACCTCTAATTTTAAAACAATTTAAATCGTGAATATCGTCATAAGTATGAAATCTCATCAGATCTAGAGTTGTAAAAAAACCTATTATAACACCATAAATAACAGAAATAAAATACTTCTCATAATTCCCAAAACAAGATTTTATGAAAAGAGAGCCATAAGTTGTCTGATGATAACCATAAGAATATTTAATAGATAAATCTTCTAGTCCATCATTAGAGTTAAACCATTCCTTATCAAATCCACCTAAAATATATGAATCATCAAGCTTATAAAGAATTACATCAATAAATCCACCCAGTTTATCATATAAATTAATAAACCTCTTAATAATTCCTTTATTCTTTAGTATCTCATTCCAAGTTAGTCCTGATATTTTAATACAATGATCTATAACATCTGGAAGATCATTACTCATATCATTTGAATATTTTGTATTTTTTGCAAAAGAGCTAAAAGATTCAAATGGCAAATGACTTATTAATAAATTAAATTTTTTAAAAAATTCTAAATATTCACTAGTGTCGAAATCCGTATATGTATTAATAACTGAAATGATCTTTTCAACTTCACTATTAAGATTTGATTCAATTCTGGTTTGATCAAGATTTTCATACTTTCTAAAATCTACCATTTCTATAATAAATGATTTGAAGTTCTTTACCATTTCCACATACTTATTTTAATATATATAAAAAAACGAGATTCAATAATGAGGTTTCATAAATTCTTTGAATTTAAAAAGCAAGATCTAGAACCAATTAAATCATTTAGATTAAAAGATGAATTAAATCCAAAAATATGGACAGATTTCACAATAGATTCAGAAATTAGAGAGGACTTACTTAAAATTGGCGGAGACTTCTTTGAAACAGTTGAATTAAAATGTGATGTTAAAGATATAATTTTATGTGGATCACTATGCAACTACAATTGGAGTGAAAAATATTCCGATTATGACTTACATATAATTATAAACTACTCGGATATAAATGATGATGTTGAATTAGTTGAAAAACTTTGCGATTATGCAAAAAAGCAATGGAATTTACAACATGATATAAAAATAAGCAACTATGAGGTAGAAGTATCAATACAAGATACTAATGATCTTAGACACGCTATTAAAGTTGGAAGAATGGGAGGTGTATATTCACTACTCAATAATAAATGGATTAAAAAGCCTGAAAAAATTGATTTTCAAATTGATGAAAAAGATTTAAAGAAAAAAGCATCATTTATCATGTCAATTATCGATGAAATTGAAAATAGTCTTGATAAAGATAATTACTCTGAATTTAAAGAAAAAATAACAACAGTTTGGAAAAAAATTAAAAATCTAAGACAATCTGGACTTGAAGAAGATGGTGAGTTATCAACTGGAAATTTATTATTTAAATTATTAAGAAGAAACGGATATGTTGAAAAAATAATGAAACTAAAAAAATCATCATATGATAAGCAATATGAAAGTATTAAAGAATGGTATGATGAAACCATATTATCATTTCTATATTCGCTTGATAAGATAAGCGAAAGAGCTGATAATGAAAGTTATGAAGGGCATTGTAAATTTCTAAATTATACATATGAAGAAGATAAAAGTAGAATACACATGGATTTTGGATATCATGGGTACTCTGATGGATTTTCTGAAGAATGGATAGTTGACTTTAGTGATATAGAATATATATTAGTAACAACAGATGAATCAGAAGAAAAATATGATTCATTTAATGAAATTATAAACGTAATTGAAGAAATAATATGAAATCATACATAAGAATAGCAGAAATAGAACAATCATTTAAAGACATCTTTGAGGAAGAAGATGGACTAGTTCAATCAGTTGAAACTACGTATGAGATTTCTAATAATGAAGACTTCTATAAATTGGTTATATCATTACATGGGTTATCAATAGAAGATACACTTATTATACATACAAAATTCATATTTAAAACAGATTTGGAAAAAAGAAACATTATTGATAATTCATTCATTTATCTATATGACATAAACTGTAATTACCATAAAATTGACTTTAGTAATATAACAGATATGAAAAATAAAATTGAAACAATTATTGAGTCTAATGATTTTGGGGAAGAAATACAAATTCTATCAGATTTTATTGAGGCACCAGCAATGTTTTTAAATTATTATATGAGAAGGGCAAAAATTACAGACTATTCTATTTTTGATGTTAAATATGAGCCAAAATTTAAGACAACACCTTGTGATAAAACAACATTTGACTTTGAAATCAATGTTAATAATAACTATCAATTTGATGTATCTATTTACAAAATAGATAAAAAAAGTGATGATGAGGAAAATGACATTTATAGATATCAATTTAAATTTATGGATGATGTTGAAACAATAGAAAACGATACTATTAAAAACATTCACTTTACAATAGGATCTAATATTGCCAGAATTTTAGATAAAAAGTTAAAATAATAATGAAAAACATAAAATATTTTAAAGAAGCATATACACAAGACTATTCGGAACATTCTGAATTTATAAAATCTATTTGGTTTACTAATGAGGAAGAAATACAAGATGCTTTAATTGATTTACATGATGAAATGGATATTAAAGTTAAAATTGAATTTCATCTAAAAAGTAAAAAAGATAATAGTTTCAATTTTAAAGACCTCAAAGATAAAGAAAAAGTTGAGGCATTTGCAGCTATGGGATTTAAACAGGAAATAATAGTTACTATTTCAAATGAAGAAGATATCTCTAGAGATAGTGTAATGTGCTCATATGCTATCGAAGGGTTAACAGAAATAGAAGACTATTCTATTATAGATGTTAAAAAAAGAACTGGTGGGATAACTTTAAAATTAGAAATAGATGAAAATAGCACCGATTCAAAACAACTGTATCACAAGATCTCTATACAAAATCTTAGCACAATATTTTCAAATATTAAAAAAAGTGGATATGATGTAGAAATTGAAAAATTCTTCAGTAATGGTCAAAAGTCATATATAAAATATCACGCTGGGTATGCAAAGGTATATCAAATTACAATAAGTAAAGTGTATGACAATAACTTAGACACAATTGATATACTCTATGAAGATAAAAAATTAATCACTGAATGCCTATCTGAAATAGATAAAGCTAATTTTTTCGATAAAGTTTATTCAAATTTTGAACTCGGAACACCAGACACATTACATGGTCTGAAGAAGTCGGAAGGAAAAATATCTCCAAGGCTAATTATACAAGCTATTGAAAAATAAAAAAGTCCCAAATAACATTTGGGACTTTTTTATTATGCGAGTAATTCAATTTTTCCTTTATTAAACTCCTTAAAACTGCAACTTTTGCCAGTTATATGGTCAATAACAATATCATCTTTTATTCTAAAGGATCTCCTTTTATCAGACCTCTCAGAGTTTCCAATTTGATCAAATCTATTTGAATAGATCTTGTCATTAAATTTCGCTTTTTCAATTTCTAAAATTTTAGATTCTAATCTTGACCAAGCTAAATCCTCATTTTTCTTCTGATCCCTTTCTTCTTGACATTTAACTTGTATACCAGTTGGTATATGCGTCAATTGAACACAGGTAGAACGCCTATTAACATTTTGCCCGCCTTTTCCACTACTACAAATATACTTCTTATCTACCTTAGATCTATCAAACTTAAAGTTTAAAGTAACATCAGGGTCAATAATTGCAACAGTTATTGTAGAAGTTTGAGTTCTTCCTCTTTTCTCAGTTGGTGGGATTCTTACCCAGCGAAAGGTACCTGTTTCATTTTTATAAAATGATTTTACCTTATTACCAGATATTCAGATAGATGAAAATCCGTCTCTAACTTCAACAATTTTAAATGCAAAGTTATTAATTTTAGCTGATTTTAAATATATACCTCTTAAATCTTCTACTAAGAGTTTAGAGTCATTGCCTCCTTCAGAGGCTCTTATTTCAATTACAATTTTTTCCATTATTTCTTATATTAAATTTTTTATACACAATGTATTACACAAAAAAGTTGTAACCGCTATGTTAAATTTAACATAAACATGCAAACTACAAGTCCATTTTGAATTTTATCTTGATTTAGATTTTGCATTATTAATATGAATTTATTATTATATATTAAACAAATATATGGTTTATTTCTAAGAAAACAATTTAGATAAAAATAAATCTCTTCGAATAACTGTTGGGAAAAGATTCAAAATATCATTAGTACCTTTCAATCGATATGAATTCCTATCTGCTAGATTGTAAACAAGTTTAATACGTTCTGGTTTTTTATTATTTGTACTAGCATATCTACTAAATTTAACACTTTTATCTTCTAACCAAATATAGTATATTGATTGTGACTTAACATGCACCCACATAGTATAAACATCGCTAAACTTACAAATCCAAAATGAATCTGATTTAGGATAAGATTTCTTAACACTTAGAGATACTGGGCCCTCATTAGATAAAGTTCTAAATATCTCATTATCAGGCACCATAATAGGTTCATAGGTAGATCGATCATACGATATAGTATGAAAGCATGTCTTTTTAAATCCTAATTCTTTTAATTTCTTATGGGCATTCATTTGTCAAATATATCAATTTAATTTTTAATATATAATAAAAATTATATACGCGATGACATATAAAGATAATCAACCAACCTTTAATGTAAACAGAAAAGTTGTAAACTTTAAAGATTTTACAGCAAATGTTAGCGATGATAAAGAAGAATTATTAAAAATGAAAAGGCAAAATAGGCCAAATTCAGAATCAAAACAGATAATTGGAAATCCAAAAACAAAATATAATAAAGTAACTCACAAATTAGATACTAATCTAAGTGCTAATATGGTTAAAGATAAAATTGACGCAATAGAAAATCTTGAAGAATCAAAAATATATGAAACACATATAGATGATGATGTCTATCATAATCTTAAAGTCTCTACTAAATATACAAAACTCGTTGATAATTTTCGTGATGCAATAAGGGAATTTGAAAATGGTGTATCATCACTTTATGATGAAGGAGATAACGATCACAATGCATCAATGCAGGCAGTTTTACAAGACGCGCTTGATGAAGCTCAATAATTTAAAATATCATCAATTTTATTATCTCTAATTATTGATTTATATAAGAAATAATTAGGAGAATTTTCACTTTGAATTAAATGTATAATTTTTGGGTCTATAACATTAAAATAGTATTTATACTCTATAAAAACTGTACTATCTGTCTCTTCTATTTTAAAATCAAAAATATCATAATAAACATCACTATATGATAAAATATACATATCATTATACCTTTGATAAGCATCAATAAAAAGATTTTTACCTTTTAAATTTCCAAATTTATAAAATATCTTAGAAGAATAACTTCCATAATCTATTTGAAGAGGTGAGAAATTTCTGCTGTCAGCTACATATTCTGAACAGATATAACCACTACTAATAAAATTATTAGAATCCATTGAATAGATTTTATCGAATATATATTCTGAATATTTTAAATCACCTACCCCAATTAAACCAATAAAATCAATATCACCATATTTAGATATAAAATCTAATATTTGTTTATAAGTTGTATTTGTTATTTCTGATAAAATTTGAGAATTAATCAACTCTGATGTATCAATATTAACAAGACTAAATTCTTGTCCTTTTCCCACAGACATTCTATTAATAGAATACTTACTATTATCTACCTTTCTTTTAAAATAGGATAAATCAATATTCATTAAACTAATTTTCCTGTTTTTGGATCGTAATTTAATATCAATAATTCCAATCCTTTAGATTGAGAACCCTTACTTTCAGAATTATTACCACCATGTGCAGAACTTCTAAATACCTCTTTTTCAAGCCAAATATATTTATCTCTTGGTAACAACTCTTCTAATAAAGGAAAATAGTAATAACTTAATGACCATCTAGATTTAACGGTCTTTATTAATTCTAATAATCTTCTATGTGAAGCTGGTCCAAAAACATCTGATGAATCTGATCCATACCAAAAAAGTCTTTTCATATCATCACCATCACCGTCTTTTGATGGATCATATTTCATATATGGTGGATCTAAATAGATATATGTATCTTCTGAATCATATTTTCTAATTAATTCTTCAAAATCAATATTATAAAATTCTGTAATCGATTGTAACTTTTTAGTATAGGTACCTTTCTTTAGTTTATTAATCAAAGATTGAATTTTTAAAACATCTTTATCTTTTTTATATCCAGTAAATCCCCCGCCCCTTGGATAGACAGCTGAAAAACTAGAGGTGATTAAAAAAGCATAAATAGCAGCTATTTTATAATCACCAATTTCAAAATCAGTATTATCTAAAAAGTCATTCTTAACATATTCACGATAAATATTCTTATAAAAATCCCATTTTTTGTTCGTATCTGATAACTCGGTATAAAGAAGTCCATCTTTAAGCATTAGATTATTAATTTCATACAATAATCTTTCAGGATTTGAGCAACATTTATATAAATTAACCTGGTGTTTATTGTTATCATTATAAATAACAGTATCAAATACTAAACGATCATCGTCCATATATGTACCCATTGATCCAGAAAATGGTTCAACATATACTCTTATTCCATCTTTAGGAATATTTGAGTTTATTAATTCTTTAAAACTTTTCCCAGACTTTCCGCCAAAATATGCAATAGCCGCCATAAATAATTTACTTTTTATTTTAATGATTCACGAATTTTCATTAATAATTTTCCCAAATGGTTTTCACCTTTATTACCACATTTGTAACAATTACATGTGCCAAAAAAATTATCATGCCACGTATTTCCTTCTATCAATTCTTGATCCCCTGTTGATAATATCATTTCCTTTAAATCTTCATTTTGAAATTTTTGTTTAAGTCCATATTCCATAACATCTAACTTTACAGAATTCCAATCTTTTCTTAAAGAAAGTTTTCTTCCAAATCTTTTAGCGGCACCAGGTGTTGGAATCTTTGATATATATTCTCTGCAATCCATATAATTCATTTGAACACCATTGACTAACTGATCACTTTTTATTTTCAAAGCAACATAATAATGTTCTACAGAAGGATATTCTATTCCTAAATGTGTTATTTTAACAGGATAAAAATTTGATAGAAATGACCATCTACCAGAAAAAGAGTCAATCATATTTGATTATATAATGTTTAATATATAATGTTTAATATATAAACAAATGAAATATCTTAGACGATTTAATGAATCAATAATTTTAGAAGAAGAATTAGAAATAAAAGATATTCTGTCAGAAATAGAATTCGAAAATCTATATCTAGATATATTTATTAGAAATTGTAAAGAAATTGGAGAATTATATAATACCACAATTGCGAATTATATTCATAATTATGAAAATGGATATAGATTTAAAACGCTCAATCCTGGAAAAAAGAAAATAGACCAAATAAAAGATATAATTGAAATAGTAATTCGTGATAATGATGATGAAAAAATAATCTATAAAGATATAAAGGAATCAGTTGAAAGATGTATTCTATACATGAATTCTCAAGGGTGGAGATATATAATCGATCTTAATATAACTTATGACCTTGATTCATTCAATGAGGAATTTAATGAATCATCAAAATTTGAATATTATTCGATTAGATTTTATAAATAAAAAAAAGACCACAAATTGTGGTCTTTTTTTTATTTTGTGGAGGTGGAGAGTAACGAACTCTCGTCTTCTACAATTAAAAATAACTAATCGTTTACAAGCTTAGCAAATTTTTCTAAATTTACAAAATATTTAATTGTTTCGACTCAAAAACACTCTAAAAAGAAACTATCACTATTTACTGTTATGATTCAGTGTAAATTTTTTGTTGTATCAATTAAGCTACTACAAGCTCATTTACAGTAAGCATGTTGTTTTGTAGAGCAGCTACTAAATCTTCACTGGTTCCTACTTCTGAAACGTTTCCGTTTGCGATTTTGATAATTTATTTTAATCGGACGTTACCAAACCGATGCCTGCTTAATCACTATTACTCTGTGAATCAATTCATCTCACCCCCGTAATTTATACAAAGATAAAAATTATATATTAAATACCAAAATTGTTTTTATTCTATTTAAAAATTAAAATGGGGCTTTATCATCTGATGAAAAGTAAAATTTAAAAGATAAAATTGGAAAACCATCTTTACTCTCATATAATTCCATTTCAGATTCATATTGGGGTAGTATATCTTTTTTCATTTTAAATACAACATCAAATGCTCTCAATATATTTTTCATTTTCTCTTTTCTTTGTAAAAAAACATAAACCTCAATGTCCAAATCATCATTAACATCAACAGTTGCTGATAAGTTAAAATTCTCAAACATGGTTCGTATTAAATAACAAAGATGATCATTTGCATCATACGATTCATCATCAGGATCTTCTTGTTCTTCTTCAAATCGATCAACCCCATCTAACTTAGGATCATAGTTATCATCATCATCATAACCATCTTGAAATGTTCTATTCTCTATAAGAATATTTTCCATTTTTAAATTTTTAACTATCATATTATCTTAATTCTATTTTAATATATTGTTCGTCAAAGAAAATATCTGGGTCCATTTTAAATTTACTCATCAATAATGAAATATCTAATAAGTCCTTATGCACGATATCAATATCTGGGTCATCTAAATCTATTTTAATATAAGCACTGCCATATTCACTCACCATCTTCATTTGCAAATTGAAAGCACTTTTCTTAAATGCTGATATAAATCCTTGATATTTTCTTAAAATCTCTTCATCAAATCCAACTTTTTTAACAGTTGGTAAGCCCTCCCAATTAACCTTCAAACATGCCTTTGCAAGTCTCTCTAAAAAAGAAATATTTTGTATCTCTTGGACAGTATGCTCATTAAAGTATCCAACTGAAATATTAGTACACTCTGGTATTTCATCAATAAATGATGCTGAATCTGTATAGATACCTGTTGGATCTAAAGATATATTTAATCCTGATTTATTTAATTCCTGAGCTAAAGCTGTTGCAAATTGGTCTGAACAACATTGCCTACCCATTTGATTTGTAATAACTGAATAATAATTTCTTCTATCAAAAGATACACACCTCTTAATACCTTTTAAATATGGGAAATCATCATAAGATTGTGCAACATCATGTGATCCAATTCCACCCCTTTCCTCTCCAATAAAAAAGTAATAAAGACCTGGTATATTATGGTGCATCATGTGTAACATAATAGTAACACCTGACTTATCATCTGATCCTAATATACTACTTCCATCTGAGGTTAAAAATTCATCTCCATTACGATCCATGCTATATAGCGAAACATTTACTTGTTTTCTATCTGCGGTATCAAGGTGAGATGTAAACATTGTCTCAGACTTTCCAATTATTTTATAATAATTTCCACATTTATCCTTCTCCAATTTAGGTAAAAATTGTAATACCTCTTCCTCATGTCCATGTGGATATGTTTTTGTTGTTAAAGATATAAATGTTGACCTTATATCTTCTGGATTATAAGAAAATTCTGGAATTTCAACTTTTTTAAAATTATACTTTGAAGAAACAACTGGCTTACCCCTTTTTAAACTATTATAAGCTTGTGCAAAATCAAAAATTTCTTTATTACTAAATACTTCAGGGACAATATATTTAATAAATTTACTAATCTTCATTCTTTGAACTTTGTCATTTATAGTAACATCAAAGTTCCAATCTGTTTGAGAAATATCAACAAGTGTTATTCTTAAATAATTATCTAAAATATAATCTCCTTCTATACGTAATAATTTTTCAGCAACTGGTCCATCAAGATCATCTATTAAATCACAAAATCTATCAGTATATTTTAAAAGTGGTCCACTCATATATTATTTTCTTTTTTGTATATATTAAATTTTTACTATAATTTCTTCAGCATTTTTATAATCAACAGTAACTTGACCTATATTCATACCTGGTTTCTTTTTTACAAATTTCGCTTTACAATACACTATTGGAACATTCCCAACTCCTTTTGAATTTTTAGCTGCTAATAGTGCAACCTCTTTTATTACTTCTTTTGTTGGCAATTTATCCTTTACTCTTATTATAATATGAGATCCTGGAAATCCCTTGGAATGAAACCATAAATCATCTTCATTTGCCATATTAATAGATAAATGATCATTAGAGGCTGAATCTCGACCCATTAAGACAGTAAATCCATCAACTTCAAATGTTTTAATATTAGGAAATTTACTCTTAGATTCATTAAAGGTACTAAAATTAATTATCATTGATTATATATTTATTTTACAAATCCATTTGTATTGTATATTTCGAATATTTATAAAATAAATATACCCCAACAAGTGGGGTATATTTATTATTTTTAATACTAATGATTAGTTTAAGTATTGTCCGTTGTCAGTAACAACAATTGTCATATACTGTTTCTCAGGGAAGAAACCAACATCTGCTAAAGCATATCTTGATCTTAAAAGCATCCTTGGTGCGAAAGTCGCCTCACTTATAACAGTTATTGATTGTGCCATCAAGTAAGGAACAAAGATTAATCCTGGTTGGTCTGGATTGTTCTTTCTACCAATTACAACTCTGTTGTCATTATATTTCATATATGGGTCAACATAGATTGAAATATCACCAATTTGACCTACTGGATATAACTGACCTTGACCAGATATCTTAGATTTAATTGGGTTAATAGTGTATCCAGCGATATCCATAAGAGATGCTGCAAGTCCACCATTTGTTACTGCAAATTGTGCAGGACCAACACGACCTTCTGTAGCAATATAGTTGGAAGCATGAACCATCTTAGTGATCAACTTACGTTGAACAGCGTGTGTAGTTTCACCACCAACATTACCTACGTATGCAGTGTTTAAGTCAAAAATTGTAGAAGCTGTAGTACCAACAGTAGTTACACCTAATCCTGTTTGAATAGGAGCTGTTGCTCTATTTGTTTCACCTAAAGCGAATACTTTAGCTACAATTTGTCTTGAAATAGTTTGAGACAATTCATTAACAAGGATTGATTCCATCTTTTGAACGATATCCATACCTGTATTAGCTTTAATGTCTTCAATTTCTGTTCTTCTAAGAGCTGTAGATACTTCAACAGTACCAACTTGAATAGTTTTAGAAGAAACTTTTGGTCCAATAATACCAGAATATGTATTATCATCAGTTTGTCTATTCATTGGGTAATCACCAGAAGCTTGATTAGATGACCAGTTAGTTGAGAAACCTGGTAAGTGGTCTTCAAGTGCTGACACTAAATCGATTGTTGCTCCAGTAACCGCAATTGGTCCAATTTGAGTAATTTGACTTTGAATAGAAGCAGTTGCATTAAATGTATTAAATGCTTGCTCATAAGTGTTATTCATTGTTGTCAATGAAGGGAAACCACCAACTCCAAAAGCATTAGGTTGTCTATATGCTTTAAACATTGGGAATCCATCAACCCTTGAGAATCCTAAGAATTCAACAAGACCACCTTTACTAACGTTAGCCTCAGTAATTGTAGATGAGAATGTTCCATTTGTAGTACCTGCATAGTATCCAGATGTTGAAGATGTAGCAACTGTTGCCCAAAGTCTTCCACCTGATAAACCACCTGATGTTACTCTACCTGTTGTATTCAATCTTTGAAACTCGCTTGTTAAGTAAGTTGAAGATGCAGTTAATCCTGTAGTTGCAGCAATAACTTTAAAAACTTGTGGACGTGCGTTAGCATCAGTCAAGTTAACATCATCATATTGAAAATCAATATAAAGTAAATCGATTTTTGGACCTGGTGTAGGTTTTACAGCAACAAGGTCAAGACCGATTGTTTGAGCTGCAATTTTCATAGCTACTGGTAAAAGGTTTTGTCCTAAATCTCCTGATCCAACTACCCCTGAGTTACCTGTAAAGGATGTACCTGTTAAAGCACCTGGTTGTGTTGAAGGGATTGGAGAAATAACAGCTCCCATACCTGCTGTAGTGTTGTTAGCGTAAGCATTTTCATTAATTGTGTGGAATTCAGCCATTTCTGACATCCATTCAACTCTATCTTCTGAAACACCCATGTTCTCTAAAACTGGAGACCACTTCTTAACCGCTTTGTTTTTGTCTATTCTAATGTGTGACATGTGTTTTTAGTTTTTTTTGTTTATCTACTTTGTAGATTAAATGTTTTTAAATCTTTCCATGATAGCTTTTAATTCAGTATCAGATATTTTATCTTCTTGAATAAGGCTTTCATGTGATACTAATTTTTTAGTAACAGATTCATTCTTTTTAAGATTTCTAGTCATCCAGAAATGTTCAACTTGTGAATCAGTTCCGATTACTTCCACTGGATAAAGTTTAGCCTGTGAAAGTATTGATTTTCTAGCATTCTCATTTAATTGATTCCAGATTGGCTTGATGTTTTCAGGCATCAATCTGATTACTCTTTCCTCAAGAGTTTCATTCTTAGCAGATAACGACTCAGATATTAATCTTAACACATCTTTTTGTGTATAGAAACTTTTTTCGCTTATGTAAAGTGTAACAGCTTCTTTTTCCTCATTTGTTAATGAGTAAAAGCTGTCAACCTGAGACTTATTCAAGAATTTTAAAAAGTGTAGATCGGATGTTTCATTAGCTTTACGTTTTTTAGCTTCCTCGATCAATTTATCAATAGATTTTGATAATTCTGTATCTGAAGTACCTTCAAAAACATCTTCCTGAGACATTTCATCAGATTCTTCTTCATTTGAAGAAATTTCTTCAGATTCTTCAGATTCCTCTGAATTTTCTTCTGAACTTTCCTCTTCATAATTTTCCATTGTTGGAGTCGGAGTTTCCTCTTCACTAGGTGAATCAGATTCATCACCCATAAGTTCTTCTTCACCTTCTTCTGACTCATCTTCAAGTGTGTCAAATCCAGCTGTTGTAAGACTTGGAAGATTTTCACCTTCTTCCATATTTTCAAATAATTTACCACCATTTAATCTTTCAACGATTAATCCTTGGTAAGAAATTGATTTATCTAAATTTTCTGCAACATACTCTGAGTATGCAATGTTATCATCAAGATTTTCTGCAATATATTCTGAGTATGCAATATTACCCTCAACATGCTCAGATAAATATTCTGAGTATGCAATTGAATTATCTAAATTTTCTGCTAGGTATTCTGAATAAGAAATGTTCTTATCTAAATTCTCTGCAATATATTCTGAGTATGCAATATTTTTATCAACATTCTCTGCAATATATTCTGAGTATGCAATGTTTTTATCTAAATTTTCTGCAATATATTCTGAATAAGAAATGTTCTTATCTAAATTCTCTGCAATATATTCTGAATAAGAAATGTTTTTATCTAAATTTTCTGCAATATATTCTGAGTATGCAATATTTTTATCTAAATTTTCTGCAACATACTCTGTATAGTTAATAGCTTTTTCAAGATTTTCAGCTAAGTAATCATTATGTTTAATTAGCTTATCAGCTGTTGTTTTTAATGAAGTATTTTCATTAACTACAGTTTGAACCTTCTCAGCTAAATAATCTAAATATTTAACCATTTGAGTATTTGTTTCATTTAGGTTTTCATAATATTCAATTAACTGTTCTAATTTTTTAGGATTTAAATTTCCTTTTTTAATTGCAGTACGAACTTGTTCTTTAGTAGAAGCAAGTTCCTTTACAAGATAATTTGAATAGTCAGATAGCTGTTTTTTTGTAACCATGTCGTTAGAATTCATGTTAAATAGTTCGTTTATTTTTGACTCATCGGACATTTCATATATCCTAAAGTTAGCTTTATCAGAATAACCAAATGATTCATTTAGTGTTCTAACATTCATCTTTGCTGATGCAAATCCTGGATCAGCAACAATATCATATGTAAATAATTTCTTTAAAGTAACAGTACCATCAGATTCTGTAATACCAGCCGCTCTTGAAGATACAAATATTGGACAGCCATCATTAACTAATGCTCTTGCCTCTTTTCCCCAATGAGTACTTAATAATTTAATTTCACCCTCTACTCTATTTGTTTCTTTCACAAAGAAAGCTTTAGTGATAATATGTGATGCCCTAGCTAAAGAAGTATCAAAAACATCTGGATGATCAAATTCACCATAAATAGAGCCATTAGTTTTAATTCTCTCATTCATTTCCTGTAAACATGGTAAAAATTTATCAGCAGTATAAATTCTTTCATTTCGATTTTTAATATCGAATTCGGTAAAAATACCGTTCAAAACATTACGACTATTATCAGATGCGCTCTCATTTACTTTAAGAGGATTAGTTGTATTTTCAACAATTAGTACATTCTTCATTAAAAATTATCTTTTTATTTTGTAGTATATATGACAATAAAAAATCATAAAAAAACAAAGGTGGATTTTTTACAAATTAAACACTATCATAGAGTGGTAAGCATACAATGGAGTTTCAATTTAAGAGGTAAATTGAGTTAATAAAAAAACCTCACAACAATTAAGTTGTGAGGTTTATCTAAGTTAAACTATAAGTGAATTGTTTAAAAAGGGAAATCCTGTCGATATTTAAAAACAGCTAAATCTTTAGCTTTTGCCTCAATTTCAACATCAAAGTCTAGTCCAAATGTTTGTATACTATCATAGATATAATCAGCATGTGCAGTTTTAATGCCTTTTATATCTTCAATTGATTTTGAAGAACTCATATGAGTTAAAGGTCTTGTTTTCCAAGTTGAAATTGCTAATTTAATAGCCTCTTCCATTGTTTGATCTTGAGGACCATAATTAAAATGATGCTGATCAAAAACTATTGGAATATTAATTTCTTTATATATCCAATCATACAACATTTTAACAGAATATTGATTTGGACTATCATCATTTTCAACAGTTAGCCTTCTTTGGCAAGAATTTGATAATAATTTAAAACTCTCGCAGAATTTCTTCGCAGCAATTTCCTTTGAAGGCTTTGTTGTGCCAACATGAATATTAATTGGGTAATAGGTTGATTGGTCAAGCCCCATTAAATCCATTAAATAAGCATGTTGGTCTAACTCAATTATAGATTTTAATATAACATCTTCTCGAACACTTGCAAGTATATTAAATGGGCCTGGGTGGTAACTAACTCGTATATTATTTAACTTAATCCTATCACCAATTAATTTTAACAAATTTGAAATGATTTGAAAATTAGGAAGAGCTTCAAATTTATACTCTGACATCCAAGGAAAGCTATCACTAGACATCCTATAAATAAAAACATTATTTTTAAGATTCCAATCTAATACTCTAAGTGTATCTTTTAAATTAAGAATTATTAATTCTGAAACATAACTTAACCCCTTTAGGTTAAAGGTTTTTCGAACCATTGACCTATTAACAAGTATTTGATCTTTTTTTTTCTTATGTTGATTACAACCCATCGGTATGCAACAATATCCTATATTTATCATCACCACAAATATATTAAAAATGTTCCTAATACACAGATTAAACTTTAAAAAAGTATCTTATATAAAATAAGCATGATACTAACAAGGGAAATAATTATCAGAATAAATGAATCAAACTTTCACTACTTTGATGAAATGGGATATGATACATATATCGGAGATGATTTAACCATTCCAATAGAATTATTATCTAAGGGGTCTCAGCATTTAATACTATGTCAATGTGATGGGTGTGGAATTCAAAAAAATGTAATTTATAAAAACTACATGAAGTATGACAATACATGGGGAAATTATTTTTGCCGAAAATGCTCTGAATTTAAAAGAAAAGAATCATTATTAAAAAACTATGGAGTTGAATATCCAATTCAAAATAAAAAAATATTTTCAAAAATGAAAAAAACCATTTCTGAAAAGAAAAAATGAAATTTTCTGTTGTTTTTGAGAATACACCAAATATCGAATCTTTTAAATATCTCTTAGAGAGATATAAAAGTTACAAATCATGTTTAAGAGATCTCAAAATAAATTCCGTATTAGGAAAGAAATCAATTTTTGAAATTGTGGATATTAATCCACATATATTTTGCGGATTTGACAATACAGTCAATTTAGGAATAAATAAGTGTGCTTTTGGAATATTAAGCTTATATTTCACATTAAATGATAATCTTGACGTATTAAATCTCTTAATAGAAATAGAAATATATAAAACCCCAATGGGTGAAGTTTTATCTAAATTAATTGAAGTGATTGAAATACATCCTATTTATGAATCATCTAATCATATTTTAGGATTTTATGCTAAATCAAAAGAAAATTAAAATTCAAATTCGTCATTATTAGACCCAGCTTCTGGAGTTGGAGGTGGAACTTCTGGACCACTCGGCTCTGGGCTGGATTCTGTACTTTCTGGACCAACTGGACCACCAGAATCACCAAAATTATCAGAAACAGATTCACCAGGAGTTGCTTCTGATGATCCGCCACCTGAAGCATCTTTCACCCAATATCTTTTGTTTTCCTCTTTTTCTTCAGAGGTTAATTTTAGAACATTATCTATTAAATACTCAATATGGAAATATGGGGTACCATCTGCTTTTTGGACACCTATATAGCTACTAAGAATTTCTATTTTCTTTGACATATTTCCTAATTTTTTCCATTCTTCAAATAGTTGATTTGAAATAAAATCAATATCTATCTGGTTCAAAAAAACCTCATCGTCTTTTAACTCTGGAAATTCTACCAACATTTGCAATTTTAACGGCTTAGTTATTAATTCTTTAAAGATTGCTCTCAATCTTTGAATGAAATTACCAAACTTAGCTTCATCTCTTGTCATCTCAGCAGCATCTGTAAATACATTACCACCACCATTATCACCTTCAAATCTTTGAGCAGGTATTTTTGACGCTCGCTTTAAAATATTATAAAACCATTTTAGTGTATCATCCTCATTTAAATTATGACCTTGTGGTGAAACTAATTCCATATTAGGGGTTCCGGCATCACCTTCAGGAAACCAAATCTGCTTATTATATGGTAAATGCTTAGTACCATTTATTTGAAGTGTACCAAGTGTTTCATCCCACTCAACCTCTTCAGAATAATCATGTATCAATTGTCCTATCTGTTCTTCAGCTTTTTGTCTTGAAAGTCCCTTAACAGGTATAGTAAATTTTTGATAAACGGTAGCATTAATTATATTAAACATAATTTTAGTTTGTTCAATAATTTTTAATTGATTATACGGTTTAATAAGTCCTTCAACATAAGACGTTTCAGAATAGTCATTTTGAGTTGAATATGAAATAAAAACCAATTGAGAATCTAAAAAAATTCTTCTTAGTTGAGGATCTTCAGGAAATTGAATCCATAAATGTCCAATAGATGGCTCAAAAGCTGGGACTAATGTTTCAGGTCTTAATCTGTTAAAGTGTATAATATTTTTTTTTCTATCATCCCAAACTATTTCCATAGCAATATAACCATCTATAAGAAAATCTTTCATTAAATTCCAAGCGCTAATCGAGTCTGAAAATCCATACCTGTTATATATTTTTTCAAAATATTCTTGATATTTATCTCTAATATCTTGTGAAATATCATTTGATATATTTCTTGGTTGGCAAAAATCTTTATCCGAATAAATAATAGCATCATCACATATACCTGTAACAAAATCTCTAATTTCATCCTTAATTGAATATTCTCTAAGAATTCTTCTTTTATCTGAATAAGATCTATCTAAATAAGGAATAGATTTTCTGTTTAAAACTGAAGCAACTGCTCTTCGGCTAAAAAAATCATACATTGAATTACCTTGTTGTGAATAAGGATCCTCATTAATCCCAACCCCAACTTGATTTCTCATAATCATATCATCATAATTCATACCCCATGATGATAAATCTCTTAAAATTCGACTAAAAAGTCCTTTATTCTCAATTGCAGTATTTACATATTGCATATTACCATTTTGATTTAACGGATTGTAAGTAGCCATTCATTAATTAATTTTTTTATCAAGATAAATATATCTTCCACTAGGAGTTTTCTCAACAGAAATAATCCCGCGTTTTACCCAATTTGATAATGTTCGCCTGGTTATTTTATATTTTTCGAGTACCTCTTTAGCCTTCATTATGTATATATAGAAAAATAATATTCCTCTTTTTCTATATTTTTCATATTATTTTCTATAAATACTAGACCCGCTTTTTGGTAGTTTATCCAAAGGATATCGACTCAATAAATCTTTTAAGTCTTGCTTAAAATTTAAAAAATCTTCCTTATTTAATTCTGATTGTATTAAGGACTGGACAACTTGATGTGTTAATTCTTTTCTTTCGTCAAAATTTGAATTAAAGTTAGATTTTTGCTGAATTTCAGAAGATAATTTTTGCAAATGATTGGAGTTTCTAGAATTTTCAATTTCTGCTAATTTTCCCCTATTTACCTCATTTTCTAACTCTTTCTGTTTTTTTAAAGAAGACAAATAATCCATTTCTTCAAATTTTTTAAGATGATTCATAATGTTTTTTTGTTTTATATTATGTTATATATTATTTTTAAATTTATTATAACTGTCTTGTAATCTTTTAACATGATCTAAAAGTACATCATACTTATCTGATATTTCAGAAGAGACATCATAAAATTCATTTAACATAGATAAAATAATCTCTTGGTGTCTCTTCTCTCTATTTTTTAATTTTGATATCCATATTTCCATTAATTTTTTTGGATCATATTTATTTTTTGGATGCGAAGAATATAAAAATCGTGGTAATAGGTCTAAATGTATTTGATGTACATATTTAATTTGAATAGCATTATATTCAACAATAGAATATTCAAATCCATATTTTAACAATTCAGTATATACACCTTTAAAATCGACTTTCAAAGGATAATTATTTTTAAAATCTTGTTCTGATATAAATTTATCAAATATTGAAATTCTTATTTCCAAAGGAATAAAATTAAAATTTATTCCAAAAATAATTACCAAATCATTTAATTTTCGATAATCTATAACAAAAATTGGTGAGTATTTCATCCAATTAGAAGGATCTTGATATTGAAAAAAGTAAAATCTACCTACAATAATATCAGAAATAGAAATAGACTTACACATATCATCTGATTTTTGATATTTCTCATACATATATAATGTATTATTTTTATAAAAATCGAGAATATTTCCACCAAATGTTTTCTCATCCATAACTAACCTATTCTGAAGAACTCCCATACTCAATATATATTAAATGTTAAATTCAAAACCAAATAATGATAAATACCATAACGGAAATTATATTCCTAAAAATAGAGATAAGGTAGTAAAATTAAACTCAGAAGGTGGGATATATTATAGAAGCTCTTGGGAAAAAAAAATAATGATCTACTTAGATTTAAATGAGAATATAATAAAATGGGGCGCCGAAACCCTAGCGATACCTTATCAAATGACACACTTTGAAAAAGGTGATCTTAAAGTAAAAGGACACTGCTATTATCCTGATTTCTACTATGAAATAAAATCAAAAGATGGAACAATAAAAACTGTTGTAGCTGAGGTTAAACCTAAATCTGAATATAATGATGTTTTACTTTTTGAAAAAAAACTATTTGAAATTCCAAATGATGCCTCAATTAAAAAATTAAAAAATATTGAATATAAATTCAAAATGGCTCAAAAAAATTCAGATAAATGGCAAACAATGATTAAATATTGTCAAAAAAAAGGATGGGACTTTATTATAATAACTGAAGATCATTTAAAAAGGTTTAACCTATAAGAAAAAAGGATAATAATACTAAAATTTTTAATATTCCAAATGTAATATCCCCTTTAATACTATTAATTTTTAAACCCCATTTTAAAATAAAAATAGTTACCAATGATAATGATAATGTTAAATTAATAAAGCTTAAAGTGATAATCCAAGGTAAATAGAAAAGATCAATTAAATAATAAAAAAAATCTATATGTAAGTGTACTCTTTTCCTATATTTACGTTGATTTGCACTTTTTAATAAATGGCTTCGAAATACTAGAAAATACAATGTTGTTAAGACAAACAATAACGATATCCATTTCATGATTTAAAAATAATATCATCATTTGATATTAGATTATTTTTCTCAACCTCTGAAATCCTAATAGAATTTTTCTTTAAAATTTCACCATAGAGACTATCAGATAAAAAACAATATATATAATCTCCAACAATTCTATCATATTCATTAGGCACAATATCACCTCTATTATTATAGATTCCTTTTAAATAAAGATTATAATGTTCAACATTTAAATGAATAGAACACCCATCTGGTCGGACACCCCATCCTCTTTCAGACTCTTCCCAAAATTGTAAAATACATTTATTCATAATTTAAAGCGAATGTAACCCTTTCCCATCATTAGAACCCTCAATAGACATCAGCTTTATTAGGTTCTCATTATCACCTTTTTTCTTATAAATTTCGTTAAACCCCTTTGCCAATCCTCTCTTAAAAACTTCAGTAAAATAAGCAAAAGCATTTACTGACTTTTCCTCATTAAAATTATACCAATTAGAATACATATCTAATAGTCCTGATTGATAACAATCAAGTTTATCATCTTGATTCCAATATCTCATTTTTTTAATTGTTTCCTTTCCAAGAATCTCTAACATACTTTCAGCTTTTCTTGTAAGCCTTCCTTGTGCTTTTGACACAATAACCTCTATATAAAGGTCCTTATTATTTAAGTAAATATCTAATAAATAATTTTTATAAGAATAAATCTTTGGTATTATATAAATTTAGTAATTTAAGTTTAAGTAAAAATCCCTTAATATAGATTAAGGGATTTGAAATCTTTTTGAAAAAATTAAAGTTTTATTCGTTCATTGCACTGAACTTCTTTAATAGCTTGTAATTCAATACCCAAATTCTCTTTTCTTTTCTTTAAATTTACTAATGCCTCGTTTAATACATCAGTTGTTCCTATCATTTTAATAGAACCTTCTATTTTAGAAATGTTAAAATTAACATCTTCTAATTTTAAAGTAATTTCTCTTTCTTTATCTTCTAATTTTCTCTTAGAAATTAATTCCTTTGATAGTTTATTTTCAAAGAAATATGTTAAATCATAATTTAATTCATTTCTTACCTCGTTAACAAGTTCGATAGCTGAATCATATTTAAAAAAAGAATTACCATATCTTTCATCACATCTATAAATAAAAATATTATTTTTATAATTAAATGCGAATACTTCCAACATTGGATTAATTAAGTTCGAAACTCTTTTAACAACATCAAGTTCAACAAAAGAATCAACATTTTTTGAAACCTCAACTAATAATGGATAAAAATTTTTATTCACAATAGGAACAACGGGTGAAGAAAATAAACTCTCTAATGTTGTCTCCTCATTTAATTCATCATCATTAATAAATATACCACCTTTTGATGATACAGATAAACCAACTGTTAAATATTCAGAAATTCGGAAATCTATTCTATTTTCATTAATAACACAAAACTGCATAGCAGTTTGTAAAGTTCTTAAAGATCGTAGTCTTTCCTCGTCTTTTACACTATTTTCCAATAGCGTTTTCTCAATTGAATTTTCACTTAATAAAAACCATGAATCCTTAACAAATGCTAAATGTCCTCCTTCTACTTGTTCTACAATAGTATATGTAGGTTCTCCTTTTCCACCACTCAAAAGGTTATTTCTTTGCTCTGGTGATTTAGACAAATTATGAACAAATAATTTAATTTCTGGAACCCAGTCATAAACAGCTAATTCATTTAAAATTTTTGCCATTCTATCTTGATCAGCCTCTAAATTAATAGTTTGTAATAAAACATTAATTGGCTGACGGTATAACTCTCCTTGATTTCTAGAATTTAAAACATTATAAAGGTTTTTCAACTCATATAATAGCTCATAATTCTTCATATCATCATTAAGGTTCTCAAGGAATGATTTAACCTGTTTGTCATATGTAAAAGATTTAAGTTTCTCATTCAAAGAAAGGATTACTTGCTTCTCAGATAATTCGTTTGCTGAATTCAAATGTCCTTCAATTACATACTCAACATCTGATTGATCAAACGATAGCGACTTTTTGAAGTTAAACAACTCAAGTTTAAGATTCTTCATACTTTTTGTATTTTATTTTTTTATATAAACTATATATTATAATTAAAAAGTCTTTTTTTTCATTTTTTAGAATTAGACCCAGGTGTATTATTTCTTGGTACCAAAGAATGTAAATTATTAAACCACCTAGTTCTATATGGTTGAACAATAGATCCAGTGTATTGTAATATAGAAATATTAACATTTTGCATGTCACATGTCACACTCTTACTTAGTTTTATTTTACTATTAGGTAAGTCTATTTCCTCAACAACTGTACCATTTGGAATAAGATCCCCAATAACCTGCTGGCCTTTTTCAACCTCGCTTAAAGCAGATACCTTCTTTGAAGATCCTATACAGCTTCTAGTAAATACAGGACCAACCTTAATAAAAAATGTATTTTCATCAGAAACATTGCAAATTGAGCTGGCAATAGTTTCTATCTTACACTCACTCGTTGAGTTAAATGCTGGATAATATGTCTGAACCTCTATTGACAGTGATAATTTAGTAGTATTATCACTCGTCATATTCTTCTCCCTCGATATTTCTATCGCATCCGAATCAGGCATACTTATAAAAGCATCAATGTTCATATAATTATATTCAAAATATATAAATCGATATAACCAAAGGGTATTCATTATTTCCTGAGAACATTTAAATATATCAATCTCACTTTTCAAAAGAATTACTAAATCATATGTAACAGTTATTGGAATAGCTCTAACTTGCTTTAATACCTTCCTAACTTCAACATTATCCTCAACAACTGACCTAAGCCAAGTATTAGGATTCCTAAATTCATCGCTTCTTATATTAAAGTTATTAAATGTTAAATGGCCTCTCGGAATAATATCAGTATTTAACTCAACGTATCTATTTTCTGAAACGACATCATCTGAAAAACTATCTAATAAAAACCTTTCATCACCTGAAAGTGAATAATATATTGGAACACCCACCTTCACATCACCTGATGTAAATCGATTAATCCAATTTAATCTTCCTTCAAAAGTATCTAAAACTGATATTGTGAGGTCTCGAAAAAAGACATCATCCATATTAAACTTACTACCTATCATATTCTATATTAATTTATAAACATTTTTAAATTATTAACAATAACACTATATATTATAATTATCTTATGTCAATAAAAAATTTATTACTTTGGGAAAAATGGCGGCCTAAAAAAATAGAAGACGTAGTTCTTCTACCAAGAATTAAAAATCACTTCAATAATGGGGTCACTAAAAACTATATATTCCATGGTCATTATGGAACTGGTAAAACAACACTAGCCCGAATATTAATAGGAAAATATACAAAAGATAAAGCTTATTTAGAAATTAATAGTTCTCTTTATACATCAATAGATATTCTAAGATCTGATGTTGAAAGATTTTGTAAAACTCAACCAATTTTAGAAACTGAAGATCCAATAAAATATATATTTCTTGATGAATTTGAAAGGGTAAGCCAACAGTATCAAGACGCATTAAAAGCCTTCATTGAACAATATCATCATAATGTTAGATTTATACTAACAACAAACCACTTAGATAAAATTTCTGATGGTATAAAATCGAGATTTACCTGCATAGATTTTGACTACCAAGATACATCTGAGGAAAAATTCATAAAACAAGAAATCTATAAAAAAATTATATCAATTTCAAAAGAAGAAGAAATTAATATTGAAAAAGATAAAATTGTATCATTAATAACTAAAAAATTTCCAGATATTCGATCTATAATTGTTGATTTACAAAGCTTTAAAGAAACTGGTGAATTATCAAAAATAGAAAATGGATCTCAAAGTAATAAAATAAAACTCGATCTATACAATATCCTATACAGTGATAATAGCTTTAATGATATTTACCACTTTCTATCTTCAAACTTTGGATCTGATAAAATAGATATAGTTATTAAGCTATTAGGAAAAGAATTTATTGAATGGTCAATATCTGAAAAAAAACAAAATATAGAAAAATTATTTGAAATATCATATTTAGTATGTGAGCATTCAAATATGTTACCTTCTGTATCTGATCCTATAATAGTAGGAATTTCATTAATTGGTAAAATAAGAAACATTCTTAAATAAGGTTACTTATGAAGTAATATATACAATATGGCAGAATTTGATTTTAAAGACTATTATATTGGTTATAATGGACATCCGCGATTTATTGTAAATAAAATAGTTGAGGATGATATTATTAGGACAATAATTCAAAAATATGAAATGATTTTATTTACAAATAAAGGTGAAATCTTAGGAGATCCAAATTTTGGTTGTGATTTACAAAGGCTTTTATTTCAAACTAAGGTATCTTCTTTAGGTGTTCAAAAAATTATCAATCAACAAATATCTGATTATATACCAGAATTATTAAATACTAATTATCAATTAGATATTCAATTTTTTCAAGATCCAGAAAACTATCAAGATATCCTACAAATAAATTTTCAACTAGCTGATTACGAGGTTAACGCATTTATCAGATAATTATTGAGGGTAATAAGAAAAAGTTATTGTTATACCACCATCTGTCGAATTTGTACCTATTCCTAAAAGAGGATTTAAATCGTTACTTAAATAATCAACTTCTAATAATGATCCATCATAATACCCTAAAACTGTTGAAGATGTCATTGATATATCATAATATGATGTTAAAATAACATAAGGCCACCATTTTGTAGAGCTAACACGTGCTTGGTAATAAACATATCCAATATCTTTTAAAGCCTCATTAAATCCAGCAGATATGGTGCCAAAATTAGTACCAAAGCTAATATTATTAGAAGAAGTAACAATATCTATTCCATATTGAGAAAATGTTGATAATACTAAATCTATAGAATACCCACCATAATTTAAAGACATTGGTGAATCAACAAAAGATTGCGTAGCATAAGATTGTAAATTAGCGATTGGGAAACCACCACCGCCAATAGATCCACTGTATAAAACTTTATATGTTGGTGATAAATAAGCTGGGGTTGAAAATGTTAGTCCATAATTTACACCTGTTGATAATTTTGCCGAAATATTATAGTTAAGTGGTACTAAAGCCTGATTTCTCTCTGAATTTACAGGATCCAAATAGTATGCTCGACCTCCAACCGAAACATCACCTCTTACTTCTACAGATACAGTATCACCTGGTGCTAAATTACCATTCCAGTAAAGATCACTACCTAAAACATACGATGTACCCTTATTTGTAATAACATATGGATTCTGTATATAGGAAAAATCGCTACCCAACTCAATTCGGAAGCTATTAACTCCAAAGCTAGAACTATTACCAATTAAATATGGAAATCCATGTTTAATCCTAGGGTAAACTATATCAGAGGATAAATTAAGATATGGTCTATTGGTATAATTACTATTTAAATCTAAAAATCCAGATGTAAATGGATATGAAATCATTGTCAATTCAGCCACCTTAGAAACATCAGCATAGACAACTGGTAAAGTTGCATCTCTATATTGTTTTGTTGTTAAATTTGTAAATGATTCAATTTCCTGAATATCTAATATTCCTTTAATTTCAAAGTTTTTTCTATCTGTATAAATACTACCATATCCATTATCTGATGTTACCTCAACAACTATATATGGGGTAATATTAGAATCTACTGTAAAATTATAAGATTTAATGTTATCAATATTTCTATACTCTGATATTCTATCTATAGGAACCAAATCAATTTCTAACCATTCAGTAATATCTTGCCAATTATTTCCAATACCATTATCTAAAATTGGCGAAATTATAGAATGTGTGCCACCAGCCTCACCACTCCAAACATAAAACCTTCTATTATATTTAACTATATCTGAAATCTTATAAATAGTGCTATAGATCCAATCATTTGCATTATTAAATTTCCTTGGATTATTAGTTTTATTATTAGGTATTACAGACTCATATAATGTATCATAATATATAACCCTTTCACCAATTTGATATTCCTTAAAAGCATACCATTCTCTATATACTTCATATGTTCTAATATCGATAGAGTAACAATCTGGAAGAAAAGATGATGACGCATAATCATTTAAATAAAAATCTAAAACACAGTTATAAACTGTTGATCCACTATTAATTGGTAATAGGTATGCCTCATTTAAATCGAAAGTTATAGGTGTAAAATTTTGATTAACCTTTATTATATTAACATCCATAGTTTGATGAGTAAGATTTGTCTCACCAATGAAATCTACCCTTCCTGTAATATCTAATATTTTATGTGTTATAGGTATAATATTTTTTTGTAACCAATATTTTAATCCTTGTAGTTTCTTCTGTACCTCTTCAATAGAGTAATATAAAACATTATTACCTTCTCTATCTGTAATATTAAATGATAAATTTAAAAGATTTGTATCTTCATACTTTTGATTTGGGAATGTATGTTTAATAAAGTCGTTATCTGTCCACCCCTCAACTGTATTATCAAAAATATCAGGAATCTCAACTTTGAATAGTTTTGAATAATTATCTGATTTAATATCAATATTTCTATAATATTCATTAAGTTCCAAATCATTATATCCAAAATAATTAATTGCATTAATTATAGATTTATAACTACCAATATAAGGGTATATCATATTTCTCATCATTAACATTTCCTTCCTTTTAGCATTTAAATAATTCCAATCTATTCCTTCTTCTTTTATATCATACTCTTTAAATATATAAACATCATCTGATGAAATTAATTTACCCACATTATTTAATTCTGTATGATATCTAATATCTTCAATTTCAGTTTGACCATATAAATTAAACCTTCCTATTTCTTTATTCCAAACTTTAAATCTACAAGATAAATAAGTAACTTCTCCATCAGATGGAAAATTCTCAATAATAGTATTTTCACCTATAAGTCTATCAACCTCTTTAAAATAATCGACAATGATTTCTCTACTAAAAATATCTCGTATCTTTAAAAGATATCCATTATTAGTAGAATAAATAAAATTAGTTTTATAACCAGAATTAATATTAAA